GCAATGGCATTGTCAATTGGACTGAAACCAGTTGGGCCAGAAGTTGTGCCGGATGACCAAGAAGATTCGCCTTCATTTGCAGCAGGCGGCGCATCAGGTGCTGATGTGTCAAACCCAACGCCATCACCACCCCCGCCAGAAGACGGAGGGCGATACATGTTGCCTGCACCTTGGTCTTTTGATTCGGTTTGTTTTGGCGCTTCTTCTTTTGCGGCAACTGGCTTTATAGCTCCAGATGCTGGCAACAAACCACCAATTGGCAGTTCTTTGCCTTTGGGAAACTCTATTGGCCTGACATCATACGGACGCGGGCGAATCAGTTCTTCTGCATCACCACCATCAGCAAAGCCGGGACGCACATACTGGAAAGCCTCATCCAACGGCATATCCATTAAGCTACCAGTAACGTGACCACCATCTGCGCGCTGAACAGGCTTATCAAACAACGTTATTTCAGCAGGACGCATGACAGTTTCTGGCATGGGGTCTTCACGTGGAGGCAAAATGCTTTCGCGCTCGCCATACCTAAGCTGGCGCAAAATTTCATTTTCCCCAGCGTTAAGGGGGTTTGTAGACATAAGATATGTAGCACCAGCCTGATACGGAGTGCGCTGCGATACAGCAAAGATTGCGACATCTTTTGCTATATCGGCTGCTGTCTTTGCTCGGTTTTCATACAGTTCACGGCTGGGTCGCATTCCAGAAACAACTGGGTCCGCCAAGGCAAGCGCTCGGCGAATCAAGTCATCGCGCAAACTGTACTTTTCGTCAGCCATAGTGGCCTCTTAGCGGCGTGAGAGCATCATATGGATAATTTCAAGAGCCTTATGCAGCGCAGCATCTTTACCAGGCTTGCCATTAGTAGCCCCGCCAGAAGCGCGTTCTTCAGGCATCTCACGACGAGCGCGATCAGCGGCGCGAATGTTCATCAAGTTTGCGCCATACTCATCGCCAGTTCCGCCCATACGCTGTGCTTCAGTGTAAAGCTCGCGAGAAGACTTATCTTCCAGATAGCGAGGATCATATACTTTGCTCAAAGCGCGAGACAAAATGCTGGGCTCTGGACGCTGCGCGCGCTCTGGAATTGGTGCTGCACGGCTAGGCGCAGCAGCAGGCGCTGGTGCGCGAGTGCCGTATTTCTGCGTCAATGCCTCCGCATCAACAGCATCACCTGTGTAGGTTGGTGCAGTATTCTGACGGAATGCATTGAACCCAAACTGCGAGAACGCAGGGGAAACTGTAGCCGGCGCAGGAACAGACTCAGAAGCCTTTGGGCCATATGCCTTCAATAATGCTTCTGCATCAACAGCATCTCCAGTATAACGGTTGATAGGTTCATCACGCATAGCGCCAGCAGTCAAAGCCCCGCCAACAACACCAGCAGAACCAGCCTGAGCCAAACGCTGACCAGGAGTAAACCCTTCCAACTTCTGCATCTGACCGCCAGGGCCACGCACAGACATTGGATGTCCTTCTGGGCTAAGAGCGCGGCTCTTATCAAAAAGGTACGAAATGCCACTGGGTGAACGTGCCTGATTTCCACCAACAGTGTTAAGCGCTGCTGCCACAGACTCTTCTGCGCTGCGAGGATCGCGCATAACAGGTTTGCCAGCCATGGATTGCGGATAACCAGTCTGCGGATCAAGATAACGACCTGGATACTTGCTTTCCAACACAGCGCGTTCAGTTGCGCTTACGGGCTCACCACCAAATGCCGGCGCACCCTTGGGCATGGACATATTGTTGGTAAACTTGTTGTAAGCATTCTGAAGCGCATTTGCTTCAGCATTGATTGCTGCAAGCTCTTCAGGGGTACGTGCCTTAGCAGCACGGGCTCCAAGCTCACGACCCGCAGCTTCAAAATCATCAAAGCTACTAAAGCGAGAGAACCGCAAAGCATTTGGCTGACTACGAGCCAATGAACGAGCCACATCTTCTGGATCAGCCCCACGCGAAGCGCGCTTCAAAGCAGCAGCAATGCCTTCCATCACAGTTCTCCGGTCTTCGTGCCATCAAGGGTGCCTTCATTCCCTTCAAGGCGGGCCAACATATCTGGGTTGATGATAGCCCGCGCCATCTCAAGCCCCTCTGGGTTGCGAATCAACTCTTCAGCAAGCTTGATAGCAGCAAGACGTTCACGGCTTTCGCGGTCACGCTTGCGGTTCACGGCATCAAGCATTGTGTCATCATGGCGCTGTTGAATTTCAGCCGCTTGTATTTGCAATCCCATCATCTTGGACGGATCGCCTTCCTGTCGGCCCATTTCCATCTGAAGACGGGCCTGATCCAGTTGGATTTTAGCTTGGCTCTCAGCCGCACGGGTCTGGCTATCCAACATACGAGCATCAGCATTGCTCTTGTCGGTTTCCATCTTAGCCATGGCCTGAATAAGCTCTGGCGGGGGCTTGCCCTGTGCAGAAGCGGGAACCATAAACTGAGCCGGGTTAGACCAGCCAAGTGCCTGTAGAGCCGCTGTATCTACAGCAATAGGATCGTACAGGCTGGGGTTAGATGCTGCCAACTGCTTCAAAGCCAACACCTTCATCAGACGTTGGGTCTGACTTGCAGTGTTCGGATCAGCCATCGGCACAAAATAGAAGTTGTCCAACGCATCCACAAAGGTCTTTTCGTCCCAAGGAAATGCGGGCTTACGGTTCTTAATCCAGAAGCTATCTGGATGCTCACGGAAGCACTCAGTCAGAAGTTCAAACTCTTCAGCCTGCGAAGAATGCAAACGCTTATGGACAGAGTTCAGGATTTTCTGAGCCTGTTCAATCATGGCTAGCGTTGTGCCAACAGGCGCATCAGGCTTGCCTTCTGTCACTAACGCCTCAGATGTACCACCAACGCGCATACCAGTATCAGCCATCTGGCTAACAAGGTTCATCAACGCACCAGACGGCTCTTTATACGGCAAAGGCATGATGGCTTGGGTCAACGGCATGTTGCCTGTCTTGACCAGCGCAGCCCCGCCAGGAGGAATGCGGAAGATGTTAGTATTTTGCCTTGCACCCGTGTCTGCCATAAGGAAGCCGGGGAAGTTATTGTACATGCCGGCATCAAGAAGTTCGCGCCATGCAGCCGTGATGGCATTTGTCGTGTTGCCAAGGATGTGCAACAGGCCAATGTCGTAGAAACCCATGCCGGGAACGAAAGTGTACTTTACAAAACGGCGCTTGGCTGTCGGAAGTTCCTGATCATCTTCGTTGTAGTTGCGAACAATGGACAAGATTTGACGCGAAGAAACGTCAATCGTCACAATGTAGGGAACTTCAAGGCCGCTAATTTTGCCTTTGTACTTATGTTCAAAACCGGGAAGGTCCAACTCGCAATAGACTTCATAAATCTCGCGATCACGATCATCGGGATTGTATGAATCCATTGAGATGCCTTGCTGATCGTTCTTTGCGCGCTGTGCGGCATCAAGATCAGGGGCTTTTGGCGTTGAAAGATCGATGTCTTTATAAACACCAAGGATTTGCAGTCGCTTGACTGTGTTTGGCGTCATATAAGTGCGGTGTGTAATGCGTTTGGCATTACGCAGGTCTGTGGCTGCGTTGTTGACGATCAAATCGTCTGCATCAACGCTTTCTGACACCGGGCGATTACGCAGTGGGCAGTAGTAAACCTTCTTGAATGACGATCCACCAAAACCAAGCATGATCAACATGCGATCAGTATCGGGATAATACTCAGTTGCAGTTGCTGTGAGGTAGTGGTTCAAGTCTTTCTGCAACGCATTAGCAAGTTGATCGTCTTGCAGCGTTGGATTGTTGTTGTCGTTGCGGATTTTAACCGGGCCATCGGTCGGAAGAAGCTCTGAACGCGCATTGGCTTGGAAACGCAAAACTGCTTCAAGGAGAAGCGGGTGGCGAACCTTGCTCATGCCATCAATTGGAGCGCCGTCAGCGGCTCCTTGAATGCCGGGGATTTCAATTTTGAGACCAAGAAGCTTGATGCCTTGCGCGCGATCTTCAATCCAGTCGCGGCGGCTCTCAAGATCGTCGCGAATACCGCGCAGAAGCTCTTCAGAAACTTGATTCAGGTTGGATTCTGCAATGTCATCAACAAGGTTGCGGAACCAATCGTTTTCATCGCGCTCTTTACGGTCATCATTGATGGGTTTGCCATCAAGTGAGATCGTGATTGAGCCATCTGGGTGTTCAATCTCAAGAATTGCCCCATCATCGTTGGCCTTTGCCCGGTCAGAACCGTCTTCAACGATTTCAACCGTGACTTCTCCCTCTGCTGGTGCCTCTTCTTCAGAGCCAACCAACCGCAGATTGGGCATCAAACCGGGGACCATAGCCATTAGGGTTGTCCTTGTTCAGTATCCAGCTTCTCCATCTCGCTGACAAAGCGCCGGATGCCTTCCTGTGCCGCTATTGTATCGTTTTTTGCCATGATTTCATAGACTCGCACGTAATCATAGGGGGCCTTACCCCATACTTCCACGCGGAAATGACCAATTCTTACCGGTGTGGCGGGTTTGATCACATCCACCACGGCACTTGCCAGCACGCGAGCCATCTTTTCCTCCAAAACCTCGCCAGAATGATATCAGACTGGGTATAGGGGCGTCCATTGATTGTTCCCTTTGAACTTCAGGGCGTCTTCTGCTTCGGCTCTCCACTCATCTGGCCTCAAAATTGTGCCTGTATCGCGCAAATGCCGCATAGCCATGGATACCGTATCCACCAAGTCATCGTGTTTACCCTTGGGAAAGGTGCCAACTTGGGTAATGACCATCTCTGCCCATGCATAATTAGGTGCATAGACCAGTCCTTCAGCAAAAAGATGTTGCACGGAGTAAAGCCTCGCCAGCTTATCCTGCGATTTGGGATCAAACATGCTCACCCCAAACCGTTCATAGCCGTACATACGGCGGATTTCTTGGGCTACGGAGTAACCAGCGGCCTTATTTTCAATAAGCAAAGTGTCTACTTGCATCTTGCGACAGGTTTCAGCGACCTTTTGGACTAGATCATGTAGCTCGTACCTGCCCTGCCAAGCATACATCAGCATAACCTTTGGCGCGGTTTCGGTATATTGGCGGGAATAATTGACCAAAGTACCGTCACGCATGGCTGCATGGTGCGGTGCTTGGACAAATACATCGCTGGAGAAGACCCCCCAGACGGTCATAGCGGATGGGTCGTTCTCAGTTTTGGTCGTATAGGCGGTATCTAGCGTGGCGATGACGAGGTCCATGTTGGGGTAGTTTTCTCTATCCCATGGCTGCCACCATTCGCGCTTGATGATACCGCCACCTTTTGGTTCTGGCCTTTGTTGGAGTTGGCCTGCTGCCGCCCAAGGACCCAGTTGTTTTTCCAGAATTGTGACTTCCCGTTCGCCAAAGCGTTCCGGCCAAAGTAAGGTACCTTCACGGTCATCAAGTTCAACCTCGGCTTCGGGCGATACCGCCATTCGGTTACCGTCTTCATCGGTGGTAACAAGGCTTTCTCCATTTTCATCAAAGCCGCGCGGGTCTTCCCAGCCAATCTGGGTAATTGAATGCCTGCGCCATTCGTAACGCATGGGAAGGCAAAGATGGGTCCATTCGCCTTCATCTTTGGACATGATGTGTCCGGTCAAGTCTTCTTCCGACAGCCTCTGCTGGATGACCACGAAGGCACCCGTTTTTGGATCATTGAGGCGTGTGGAAAGCGCG